TAATTTAACGGGAAGCCACCACCCGATCTTGGTGGCGCATTAAAAGGAAATATCATGGGAAATGACAAAAAGACCCCTGTGAATATCGATGGCGTTGAGTATAAGTTTGAAGACATGACTAAAGAGCAGCAAATGCTGGTCAATCATGTCGCAGATTTAGATCGCAAACTTGACTCAGCTCGATTCAATGTTGACCAGCTCCAAGTAGGCCGCAATGCCTTCTTTGAGTTACTGAAGCAAGCGTTAGCCGCCAAGCCTGAAGAGGCCGTGTCTGACGTAGAACCTAAGTAACCTTACGTGAGCAGGCGGGGGCTTCGGCCCCTGCAATGCTGTTTGGGTTACTGGAATGCAATGTTTTTTGAGTTGTACCCATGATTCCAATAGACCCTATAACAGCGTTAGAAGGATTGCAAAGCGCAATCAGCGTAGTTAAGAAAGCAAGCAAGGTTGCAAAAGACTTAGCTGGGTTAGCACCATCTATTGGGCGGCTGTTTGATGCTAAGAGCAATGCCACTAAAGCAATGCTGCAAGCCAAACGGTCTGGCGGTAAATCAAATTTAGGTGCAGCACTTCAGATTGAAATGGCTCTTGATGAAGCCAAGCGGTTTGAAGAAGAATTAAAGATGCTGTTCATGCAGTCTGGCCGCATAGATGTGTGGAATGCCACCAAGGCGCGTCAAGCTGAGATGGACTTGGAAGACGCTAGGGAAATGAAAGCGCTTCAGCTGGAAGAAAAGAAGCAAAAAGAAGAAGAACAAGAGCAAATGGCATGGGCTATTGGCATTGTGGTTATTGTGATGCTCTTAGGCGCAGTTGGTTGGGGCATTGCTGAAATACAAGATTACTGCGCCAAGACAAGGTGTGGTCGGTGAATGAGTACCAAAAACAGTTTGACTTATTCCTCAAAGTCTTTGTCAGACTGTGCGTTGCTTGGTGGGTGCTTGGCCTGCTGCAGTATCTGCCTGACGAGCTAGCTGGAAAAATTGTAGATAAACTTCTTGGAATGATTGGACTTTAAATGCTAACACTACTCTCAACCTTAATCTCATTCTTAATGGGCGGCTTGCCTAAGATTCTTGACTTCTTTCAAGACAGATCAGATAAGAAGCATGAGTTGGCGCTGGCGCAAATGCAGATCACGCGTGAATTAGAACTACGCAAAGCAGGGTTTGAGGCGCAGGAGCGAATTGAGAATATCAAGTCAGAGCAACTGGCAACTGAGAGTGCAGCCAATACAACACAAGTTTTGATTGGCGCGCAGCAAGCTGAAATGCAAGCCCTTTATGCTCACGACATGAGTCTAAATGAAGGCACCAGCCAGTGGATGAAGAACCTTCGTGCCAGCGTTCGACCTGTCATTACTTATGGATTCTTCTTCTTACTGGTTTTTGTTGACATTGGCTTATTTGCGTATGGCTGGACCCGTGGAGTACCATTTTCTGAGCTGGCTGAGATGCTGTGGGACCCTGAAACACAAGCCTTGTTTGCCTCAATTATCGCGTTCCACTTTGGTGGCAGAGCGTTTGGCAAATGAACATTTCCGCCAAGTGCCTACACATGATTCGCCATCACGAAGGCGTGAGGCAGAATCCTTACAAATGCCCAGCAAAGCTGTGGACTGTAGGGGTTGGGCACGTGATGTTTCCCGAGCAAGGCAAACTCAAGATAGACCAACGGGATGCTTTTGTGCCACCACCAGAGTCTATGCGTAAACATTCAATGGAGGAAGTCGATGCAATACTTAGGGCCGATCTTGCTAGGTTTGAGAAAGGCGTGGCTACTTATTGTCCTGTGCCTCTTACTCAAGGACAGTTTGATGCGTTGGTATCATTTGCCTTCAACGTGGGGTTAGGCACTTTGCAACGTTCAACTTTGCGGCAAAAAGTACTACGTGGTGATATGGAAGGCGCTGCCGAGGAACTTTTAAAGTACTGCATGGCTGGTGGTAAGATTCTTAAAGGTCTGCAAAAACGTCGAATTGACGAGCGCGCAGTGTTTTTATCGTGAAAAAATATTATGTCTTTATTCATGAGAGGTGATTAAAATGGCAACAAGTAAGCCTGTTTGGGAAAAACAACGGCCAAAATCATTAGGCAAGCCTAAGTCTCTTTCGCCGCAGAAAAAAGCGGCAGCAAAAGCAAGAGCTAAAGCAGCAGGGCGACCCTATCCTAATTTGGTTGACAACATGGCAATGGCTAGGAAGCGGAGCAAGTAAATATGACAGTCGCCGCAACGATGACGTATGACTCCTTGGTGGAGAATATCCAATCATATTTAGAGCGTACGGACGATGCGACGCTTGAAAAGATTCCGCTTTTCATTATGTTGGCTGAGCAAATCATTGCTAGCCAGATCAAGTTTCTTGGCAACTTAACGGTTAACACCAGCACAATGGTGACAGGCGAGGGCGTTATTGCCAAGCCTGCAAGATGGCACAAAACGGTGTCAATGAATGTAACTGTAAATGGCTCACGCCAGCCTGTGTTGCTTCGTAAGTATGAGTACCTTCGCAATTACTGGCCTGATGCTGCATCAACGGATACGCCTTTATATTACTGCGACTACGACTATTCCCACTGGTTGGTAGCTCCTACGCCAAACGCTGCCTACTCGTTTGAAGTACTCTACTATGAACGAGTACAGCCTCTGGATTCATCAAACCAAACCAATTGGTTTACCATATACGCACCACAAGCTTTGCTCTACGGGTCCCTCCTGCAGGCTATGCCGTTCTTAAAAAATGATGAGCGTATGCCATTGTGGCAGCAAAACTATGATTTAATTATGCAAACGCTGATGGCTGAAGACAAGCTTCGGATTGCTGATCGTCAAGCCGTAGCGGTGGATTCATGATGCGCTGCGTACTTTATAAAAAAATAAGGTGAAACTATGAGCTTTAATAGCCCATTTACAGGTCAGGTTATACAGCCAACCGATGTCTCGTATCGCTCAATTACGCTTACAGCAGACACTGCGCTAACATGGCCTATCAATGGCAGTGTTGCAGATGACGCCGCCGCTCGAATTATGGACGTTACGTCGCTGTCGAGCGGCGCAGTGCTTTCTGGCGTCACTGTCACAGGCACAAATGGCCAATGCTCTTGCACTGCAACGCCAAGTTTGTTTGTAGGCCAAGCTATTGTTGTTACTGGAATTTCCACCGGCACATCAACGGGCATCACCACTGGCAATACTTACTACATTATTGCCACCAATGGCTCAACCACCTTTACAGTCTCGGCTACTTTAGGCGGCGCCGCTGTAGCAACAACAGCTGGTACAACTACAGGTTTAACATTCACCCTTGACTCGTTCACAATCAACATGCCGCCTGCCAATCAGGCATCTGTTGGTATTGATGCTTTATTTCGCAACGTAGGCTCTTACTCTTTTACTGTTAATAACTACGTTGGCAGTCCTATTGTCACCATTGCCCCAGGTGAAGCCAAGTATGTCTACTTAACTGCAAACCCCACAACGGCTGGTACGTGGGGTCTAATTGCTTTTGGTGTAGGCACATCAAATGTTGATGCAGCAACTCTTGCCGGCTTTGGCCTTAAAGCCATTTCCAATACGCTGAATGCAGCCAACAACGTTGTCACTTTTGCTTCAAACTATACAGCAATTAACACTGACCGCGCGTCAACGCATGTATGGACTGGCGGCTCAGGCACTTTAACGTTGACCTCAGCTATTACGCTGGGCAATGACTGGTACATGATGGTTCGCAATAGCGGTAGTGGTACATTAACCATTGCTCCAGCTGGTGGCATTCAAATCAATGGCGCCTCAACCATTGCGTTGCAACCTGCCGACTCTTGCGTGGTTTGCTGCTCTGGCTCGGCGTTCTTTACTGTGGGCTTAGGCCGCAGCACCCAGTTCAACTTTACGCAGCTTACCAAAGCTGTGGTCACTGGCAGCTATACTTTGACAGCGTCAGAGGCAGCCAACACGATCCAAAAGTACACGGGCACGTTGACAGGCAACGTTACTGTGACCTTGCCGCAAACCGTTCAGGTGTATTACATCACCAACCAAACCAACGGTGGCGGTCCGGGCTATCAAATTACTTTCACCACTGGTGCAGGTGGTGCTACGGCAACAGTTCCAGCTGGCCAGCAGGTGATTTTGCTGTGTGACTCAGTTAACTTGCTAAACGCCTCAACCATTGCGGCTGG